CAAGCACACCAAAACCGGTGATGTTAATCCTAAATATATTGATTTGTTGGAGGAAGACAAGCCCATCGCAGGTCAAAAGTTCGCGTGTTTGTCCTTCGTGTCACCAGAACACATTTTGAAGCAGAAGGACCATTTCTTTTTCGAGAAATTTCTTCATTATTGGGACTATCAGAAGTCAATGGAGAAGTTTGTCCAGTTTCTTAATTTCATATCATTTAAGCACCACGTGAGTTTTGACAAATTGACAGCAGACTTTCAGGAGTTTGCTAAAGAAGAGAAAGAAATACTCCAGAAGACAAATATTTATGACGAGTATAAGACCTTTTTGGATAAGCACGAGGATGACCTCGAGACCGAATTCAATGAAAAGCATAACTTCCAGACGAGTGTTCGCGGTTTGAAAGTGCGCGGTGTCTTTGGTTCACAGAAAGAGGCAGAGTTGCGTTGCCAGATGTTGCGCGAAGTGGACCCGAATCACGATGTATTCGTGGGACCTGTCGGTTTGTGGGTGCCATTTCACCCTGACGCGTATAAGACCGGTCGTGTTGAGTATATGGAGGAGACCTTGAATCAGTTGATGGCCGAGAAGAAGAAGAACGAGGAACAGGCCAAGAACGAGTTTGACAAGCGTGTCAAGGATACAAAGGCAAAGGCGATTCAAGAGAATATGAAGTTGGCGAAGGAGAGCGGCAATAAGTTGACGCAGATGTTGGCGAAGGACGGTGAGACATTGGTGGATGCGAAGCCGAAGGAAACGAGCGCAGCGAGTGCGAGCGGAGCAAGTGCGGGCGCAGCGAGTGCGAGTGCGGGCGTCGGCGAGGGTGTTGGTGGCGGTATTTGGAATGCTGGTGATGAGACCGCGTCTGTGACGATGACTGTAGAAGAGATGCGCAAGGAACTGTTTGAGAGTGAGGACGTTGTTATGGATAAGAATAGCGACCACGGGTTGTCGCGGTTGGCCTCGTCGGGGGGCGAGGGGAATTAGTATTTGAATTATACTGACCCACAAAAATGTTGATTATTATTACTGAGTGTAATACGGTGTAACGAATAGATTAAACCGCGACACAGTAATAATAATCCTTGAAGACTGTTTTGTCTTTGACACTGCGACTCATTTTGGCGGTGGAGAATCCTTCTTCGGCTGCGGCTTTCGCAATCGTATTCCACGTTTTGAGGATTTGGTTGGAATTTACCAACCGCTTTTCCACCTTCTTGCCTGTGGTTGAAAGTTGGACGCCGATGATTGGATTTGCGCCTTGTTCTTGGACCGCGTTCTGTTTGAGAGAATAATAACTCTCTTTCAGAGAAAGACCGTAATAGCCTTCATTCGCGGTTTCAACCCAAATCGTCGCCTTCAATGCGTTAGGACACGCATTCAAATACGTCTTCAGGTTCTTCAAATCGGTTTCACTGGGGGTCTGCCCCACCGAGATTTTCCATTGCTGATACTCTTTCAGGAGTGTTGAATTCAGGATTTTGCCACGGTCGGAGAACTTACAGCATTGGAAAATAAAGGTTTCCACGCTAAACTGTGCTGGGTTTTCGGCCTCGGTTGCGATGACCTTTTTGTATTCCACCGTCTTCAACTTGATACCTTGATAGCCGTGAATACGGTCAATACGTTTGGGTTTGAATTTCACGTCCATATAATGTTTCAACGCGTGGAAGGTTTCTTTTGCGGGTTTCGTGTGCGACCAAAGACGGAATCGCCCTTCAAGGTTCACGGATTCCTCTTCCACATCGGGGCGCACGATACAGCACTTTTCAACGAATTCGTCGAACTTTTGTGTGAGTTCATTATCGGGGAGAAGAACGTGTTGAGTGAAGGGGGATTCATTCTCAGTCGCGACGACTTGAAGCGCTTGCGATTGTTGCGCGGTCTTCTCTTTGAGTTCATTGTTCGCAAGTGTGAGGTCGTGGATGGCCTTGTTTTTTGATTCGAGGTCGCTCGCGAGTTTCGCGTTCTCGGCCTCCAATTCTTGATTGCGTTGAATGAGACGGTTGAAATTTTCCACATTATACATTCTAGCGTGAATAATGTCTTCAATATGCTTTGTAAGGCGCGCAATTGTGAAATTGGTGCTATCATATGCGATGATTTCGGTCTTGTTTTTACCGGCGACTTCAATGGTGCGAAGTTGGCGCTTGATTTTGGGATGGTCTTTGATGTAGTTCTCAATTTCGACTTTGTTATGGACTCTGAATGCTGCGGCGAGGATGAAGTTTGTGTATTTCTTATGATGGTCTGCGACGCGGTTGGCGAGGTTATTGGTATGGCCGAACTTGATGAGTTTTTCGTTGTCGGCGTTGGTGTTGTCGATGGTGCCGAAATAAATACATTCCGTGTTGACTGGGAACTGTTTGATAAGGGTTTCTTGAATTGCACGTTTCTTTTCTTGGGTAAGGGTGATGGTGGCTTGGTTGAGGGTGATGGTGGCTTGGTTGAGTTGTGCGCGGAGTTCGCTGGTTTCAGAATCGATGATTTGGTGAAGTAGGTCTTCTAATGATACATAATAGTTGTGTATTTCGCTAGCTTTCTTGGTTTGCGCTTTCAAACAGAGAAGTTTGAAGCAACGAATAGTAAGTTTGATGGTTTGCTTGTTTTGGCCGCCATTCTTTGGTTTAGATAGAACTGATGATTCAGATGGTTGTTCTTCGTCACTACCACCTGATTGTTGGTCTTGTTTTGATTTTTTAAATTCAGGAATTGACACAGTATAATCTACGTTGAGTTTGAAGTTGGGTTCGATTACTCGTATAGCATTGAATTTAGACGCAAATCCTAACCATTTCCATACATCATCCAAATCAACAACAAAGTCAGTATTCTTGTCAAAATTCAAGTAACAATAAAAACTACTGACAAACAATTGTTGCTCGAATGTACTGAAGTTTTCTTGAATCTTCTCAAGCAGAAGATTATTGTATGATTGTGACAACTTTGTAATCGGATTTTTTTCGATGAGTTCGACAATATTGAGTGTCTCGACGGGTGCAGCGGAGGACATCGTTATGAGTGTATGTTATACTATGTATAGACTGATGTCTTTAAGTCATTTCCGCTTCTATAAATAAAAGCGCTTTTATGAAAACGCTTTAAATTAATAAACCAAGATAAAATTGAAACAAAGGAGTAATATTGTCTGTAATATATAATACACTATTTTTACATTATGCCCGAGTTCACGCGCGATTTGGAGGAGTTGGTATCCGAATTCAATACTAAAAAAATCAACATAATAAGAAACTTGGAGAAGAACTACCGAGAGAATATCCATTATATCAAATATCCGGTCACATCTGACGGTAAACCGAACAAACACGGAGGACATAACCGTATCGTATATATGCTTACGGAAGAAGCATTTGAACTCTTGAAGAACTCATTTAATTTCAGAACCAAATACCTTGTTTCAGCGTCAGAGCAAATACAAGTTGTCAAATTCCCAATGTGCATCGAAGGTCAGACCATCGGGTTTATTGAAAATGCGTATAGTGGCGCTTGTCCCATGTCGCGTCAGTTTCAGATTGGACCGTATAGGGTAGACTTGTGCTTCACGCACAATAAAATCGTTGTAGAATGTGATGAATACGGACATAGCGACCGGTCAGAGACGGACGAGGCGGTGAGAGAAGAATACATTAATAAACGGGGTTACGTAATCATACGTTATAATCCAAACAAACCTGGATTTGACTTGTCGGATGTATTGAATGATATAAATATGAGATTGTTCTGAAGTTGCAGTGTTGATTTAAAAAATTAAAAACGGTTTTATAAAAGCTTTGGGTAGAATATGGTCGCTTTTATAAATAAAAAGCAAGATTGTGAAAGCGTTGTGTAGGATATCAGTTGCTTTCATATATTAAAAGCGGTTTTATGAAAGCAACGGCAAAAATGACGCTTGCTTTCATAAACGAAAAGCAAGAATAATGATTAAAATGCTAATTTCGGCAAACCGCTTCTCATTTTGGAGAACCGCTCTCGCCAATTCGTGAGCAACTTCCCATCACCACTTACTCTTCTTTACATTAATCTTCGGTCCCTTGCTATTTTTCGCTGCATTTGGGTCATACGACTGCTCACCTTCGTCGTCAGAACCGAGATTCTTGGAGATTTCCCAGAATTCCTTACTGCCCAGCTTGAATGGCCCGTGCTGTTGTGCCTTATACCAGAAGATTTGGTCTTGTAGTTTGTTCGATTTCGCGTTATTATTGATGACGAGACACTCATAATTCTCGGTGCACTGGTCCATCACCTGACAAAAGCTCTCAAAAGTGGGGAACATACCCGCATAGTTGTCGTAGATTCGCTTACGATTCGCAATATATGGTTCACGGAGTATAAAAACGTAGTCGATATTCGTGCGGAGATTTGGAGGGATACCAAGGGGATATTGCATTGTGATGACTAACATTATCTTCCAATGACGCCCGTTCATAAATAGGAGCCGCATCATCACATCCTTCGTCCATTTGTTATCATACAAACAATCATCCAATACGACAAATGTACGGGGGTCAATGGACGACTTCTTATACATATCCTGATCCTTTTTGACTTGTTTTAGGACCGCCTTTTGACGCTTAAGAATATTCTCAATGATGGCCGTATTATACGCATCGTGGATGAACAATTTTGGGACATGGGCTGCGAAGAATCCGTTGCCGGCCTCCGTCCCGGAGATGACTGTTCCGATGGGGATATCTTGGTGGTGAAACATCAAGTCTTGAACGAGGAAACTTTTACCGGTATCACGGCGTCCAATGAGAACGATGACTGGGCCCTTGTTTTCATCGGGACGAAAACTGATAGCCTTCATATCAAACTTTGCTAGTTCTAAATTCATATTATTGGTGTAGTAATAAAAATGAGATATATTATTTTTATCACATTTTTACGAATGGAATCCGATGCGCCCGTTTAAAATGAATATAAAACTTCTATTCATCAATCATATCAATAACGTCTACATTTAGGAACAATGTCAAACAATACGGCACCGGCGCAGTCCCCGTCATTCCAACTTCATTACCGTAAACATAAATATACCCCTGATAAAATAGAGTCTGTATTGCTGTATGATATTCAAAATTATATACCGATATATTCGCGATTTTTCGATATCAATGAAAACAATTACAACGGAATCCAATTGAACCAAAAGTATTATTTACAGAATATCATATCGAATCCGACGCAAATCATTGGCGACCGAGTTCGATACGGAGACGGACACGGAGACGGAGACGGAGACGGAGACGGAGACGGAGAACGCGTGAATCATTCCCTAAACCATTTAGAAACGATTATTGCTGACGACAATGGAAATACGAATAATGTTCCAATGTTTGTCAAATATTCGCCTCTTCTAGACCCTATCCGTTATTTATCCGGGAAATATGAGAATATCAACAAAACGCGCGCGCTTCCCAAATACAATTCTACGGTCGAAACGTGTGAAGATAAGGTACTGAATACAAATAACTCGTCGTATGTTGACGGATTTTTCTCCTATTTGACAAGCCGCGCCCTTCACGAACACGGAATCGTCCACGGGGTTGACTATTATGGCAGTTATTTGTGTAAGCAGCGCGAATTTTCCACCAATGTGTTTGATGATATTGACTATCTTGTAGGGTGTTCATTTTTTAATAGATATGAAAACGACTTGTTCACGATTGATTACTCTCAATTTGGAGATGAGACAGAATCCGGCGGCGTCGGCAGCGGTGGCGACCTCTCGGATATCAATATAAGCAAGTTAATGAAAATCCGCAACAAAATGAAACCGATGATTGGCGCGACAGGCGCGAATAGTTATATCCAAGCGGACGAAGACTTTTCCAGTATAAAAAATCGAATCAATATTCTTGACAGTGTAACTGAGATTGAAACGGATGCGGTAGCAGTCGTTGAGGATAATCTGATTACTGTTACGGATTGTGTTGTTGATACTAGTCCACCAGTGGACGTTGTAGAGTTAAATCTCTCGGAACCGTTTTCTGAAACTGCGGCCGATGCCGATGATGCGCCAGCGTTATATTCAAAAAATAGAACAAGAGATAATACAAGTGATAGTGAAACATCACAGTCGAATTCCTCATATACTACGACTAGTGG